TATATCCCAATTTGGGAGAACAATACCGTTTATACCTACCCAGCATCAGCTATTCCTATGTTGATGACAGGTACTGGTAGCGATACTGCCAAAGTAACTATTAACGGTTTAGATGCTAATTACAATCCAATCAGCGAAATTGTGACCTTGAACGGTTCTACTGGTGTTGCTACAGCTAATAATTACTTTCGTGTAAATAACATTGTTGTTAGCTCTGGAAACCCAGCAGCCAATGTAACTTTGACCAGCGCAGATGGTAATACTTCAAATACCTATGCAAAGATTGTTACTGGCGTTGGAAAATCTCAAAACTCTTGGTACACCGTTCCAGCAAATAGCACTTTTTATTTGACTAGATCACAGGTATTTTCTAGTTCCCCAGCTATTTCTCAAAGCACTTACAACAGTTATCAAGTAGCCACAGTATTCCAAAATGGCGTACAACAAGTTCTTACCCGCAGACCTTTTGTTGGTAATTTCACCATTCAAAGGGTAGCTCCAAGCGTTTATCAGGCTGGCACGGACATTCAGTGGCAAGCCAATACAAGCACAGGTAACTCAACAGTTGCAATTTCACTGGAAGGTTACTTAATTTCTAACAACAACACTTCTATAGGATATTAAAATGAGCTTATTAGACAAAATTGAATCATTTGTAAGTAAAGAGTGCCTAGAAATGGGTGGAGAGTTACATCAGTTGTTACAGCGCTTTGTAGCCCATGCTGAAACTCCTGCTCAAACTCCTGCGCCAGCAGTTGAACCTGTGGCAGTTGGTGTTACACCAGTTGAGCAAGAACCAGAAGCGCAATAAAATTCCTCTAGGGGATAAAACCTAGCTTATGAGGATAAAGTGCCAGATGAATTTGGATTTTTGGCAGGTGCAAAGGGGATAAGCGAAGGATACAAAGGCGGTAAAGAAGCTGGCAAGATCATTGGAGCAAGCATTGAAGATGCCCAAAAGGAAGCAGCGGATGTAGCAAGGCGTAAAGCGCAAGAAAGGCGTAGAGCGCTTAGAGAAGCAGAAATAAAGAAGCAAACAGCGCTAATCAAAGCATTAGAGGATTGGCAGAAAAAGAAGCAAATTAGCGACCAGGAAGCAAAGTTAAAGATTGATTTTGTTAAGAAGTATGGCGCTAAAGAGTGGGATGCGGTACTAAAAATCAAGTTAGATATTGAAAACCTTGAGCGTAAAGAGAATGAGGATTTTCAGCACGACTTGAGAGAAGTGAGAAGGGTGCAGTTTTATTGTTTTCTGTTAGCTGCGCTCATAGCATGGTATTTAACATGGGGTTATAAATGGTGAAATTTTTAAAAGATATTTTTACTGAAGATTGCGGAGAGATGTTCTGCATGGCACGGTTTTTAGCATTTATTGCCGTTGCAACCTTTGCTATCTGTGCAATTATTCATGTTCTTAACAATCCAACACTGGATTTAAACCAGTTAGGCATTGGTCTGGCTGCCACTCTTACTGGTGGTGGAGCTGTTATTGGTGCTAAAGCTGCTACTCAAGTTCCGAAAAACAATGTTCCCCCTACCAATTAGTACCTATATCTACATTGCTATTGCTTTAGGCACGGCTTTTATTACGCATCGTATTGATGGTTATTACGAGGAAAAAGCGAAGGTAGAAGCCGTAGAACACGCTATTGCAGCGCAGACTAAAGTAGTGCAAGATCAAGCTGTTATTGCTCAACAAACACAGAAGGACAAAGATGAACTGGAAACTCGCTACAACACTCTTGTTGCTCAGTCTAGGGGGATGTTCAACACAAACCTTTCAAACGGTAAACCCACCACCCCTACAGTACCAAGTCAAGGATTCAGATTACTTGAACCAGATGTCGAAGTTCTTATCGGGTTTGCAAAGCAATGCGCCATCTCAGAAATAGAGCGCAATGATGTCATTCAAAAATACAACTCTTTAATGGTTAAATAATGGAATACTCTAAAGACGGTTTACACCTCACTGAAAAATTTGAAGGATGCAAATTAAATGCTTACCCTGATCCTGGTACTGGCGGTGATCCTTGGACAATTGGCTATGGTCATACTGGTAGTGATGTTTATGAAGGGTTGTCAATAACCCAAGAACAAGCTGAAGAACTGCTGCGCCAAGATGTTCAGAAAGCTGCTGCTGATGTCAACGCTAAAGTCACTGTGGAGCTAACACAAGATGAATTTGATGCACTTGTTGATTTTGCTTTTAATTGTGGTTGCGGTAATCTTAACCACTCCACACTTTTAAAGAAGGTCAATGAAGGTGATTTTGAGGGTGCTGCCCAAGAGTTTTTAAAGTGGGATATGGCTGCTGGTCATCACATGGCTGGACTGCTCAGGCGCAGACAAGCCGAGGAGCTAGAGTTCATGAAGGGCTTTGCTAATGGCTAAGATCGTTAATCCACCTCGTTCTAACAGCGCTGCTGAAAAACGCATGGGGGTTGGCGGTAATTTAACTCAGAAAAAAGCTGTTAAGCGCAACAACATGAGAGTTAAAAGAAAGGCTAATCGTGGCTAAAAGCACTAACCTTTCCGTAGGTCGTGGAGAAAAGCTCTCAATATCCCAAGGCGGTGGATTAACAGCCAAAGGAAGAAAGAAGTACAACCGAGCAACAGGAAGCAAGCTAAAAGCACCAACAAAATCAGGACCTCGGCATAAGTCATTTTGTGCTAGGTCTAAGAATTGGAAGGGTGAACGAGGTAAAGCTGCCAGAAGAAGATGGGGGTGTAGATGAAACCTGGACTATATGGCAATATTCATAAAAAGCGTGAGCGTATCCGCAAAGGATCTGGCGAGAAGATGAGAAAACCTGGAAGCAAAGGCGCTCCCACAGATTCCGCATTTCGTAAAGCAAAGAAAACTGCAAAGAAATCCAAGCGTGGCAGAAGATAGTCATTACAAATCCCTTCTAAAAGCGGTTACATGGCGTATTACAGGCAGCCTAGATACTTTTGCGCTGTCATGGATCATTACTGGTCAAGCACACCTAGCATTTTCAATTGCCTTTATAGAGCTATTTACCAAAATAGCCCTATATTGGTTGCATGAACGCATCTGGTTAAAGATCAAACTATGAACCATTGGGTACTAGGTGAACCTGGAGCATCATGGAGCAGGGATGAGCTGACCTTCGAAAGCGTAAGTTCCTACATGAGCGAGTTGACACCAAGGAGCAGCATAGACCTTGCCACCAGCCTTACGCCAAATGTAGCAAAAGTGATAATCCTCAGATAACAAGCGACCTGTTTCGGGTTCAATGGAAGTAGCAAAGTATTCCTTGATCTCATCCTTAATGTTCATTTGACCGTTTAAGTCAGTAACATCGTTAAAGTAAGACGGCACTTTATCTGCAAGCTGCTCAAATACTTCCCGCTTAATCATCATAAAGCCTGTGCCACCATTAAAGATCTCTACTGGTTGATTGATTGGCACTGTTACTTCACCCTGATAATCCACCAGATTGACTACAAAGCTGCCTGTATAGTTCTTTAACTTGTCATTGGTAACACCAGCATCCATAGCCTTTTTAACGCTATCCCAGTTAATTTCTTTCTTAGGATAGATACCGCAGATCAGATCCTTGTCTGCTTCAAGCATCCCCATAATGTCACCAGACCTAAACTTGATGTCTGAATCAATAAACATTAAATGAGTGCAATCGCTTTTAAGAAAGGCGTTAGTCAGTGCATTTCTTGCCCTGGTAATCAAGCTCTCATTAAACATAAAGTTGTATTGCGCTTCGATCTGTGCCTTTTGTAGCGCCATGTTTAACTCCATGACTGATTGCGTATAGTAACCAGCACACATACCACCATACATCGGTGTTGCTACAAAAACTTTCTTATTCATAAGTAATCCCTAACATCGTTTAATAAAAGAGGATCAACCACACACTTATCCCCGTACCCAAAATTTTTTAATTGATGCTTTGCAACAAAATCTTGCCTTGTAATAGCACCTACTAGCTCTACTTGATACTCGTTCAAGTACCTTGCAAACACTGCTAAATCTGCCTTAAAACTGTTTAATGTATTAAACAATAAATACTTTGCCCTGCTTGTTTTGACATCAATTTTGATACCGCAATACTCAAAATCCCAACCAGGATCACCGCCAGGGTGTAAGTCTAGGTTCACTGGCGTGTCAATCACTTTGCTTACTGCCCACTCTCCTGCCATGCCTTCCCTAGTTATAGAAAAGTCATCTCTTTTTTGATCCACTCGATTACTAATGATTCCCAGGTTTTTCTTGTAACGCCATCTCTCATGCGCTGCCCAAGCGATCTCATAGGTTTCCAGCTCATCTAACTTGACAATCATGACAATCGCCTGATTTCAACGCCATTTTTTAAGAATCTGACAATTTCAAAACACTTTCC